TCTATATACATTACTTATTCACCTTCTTAAATGCGAAGTCCCTATCTTTAGTTTCTTGTTTTATTCCGTCTTCGAGAAGAGCAAACGCTGTCTTTTTGTATTCTGCTGCTACACCTGAAATCTCGCCTGAGGGAGAGAGCATCTCTGCACGAGCTCTATAAAGGTAAGCCGCAAAGAACTCACAGGCTGCGTTCTTAATATCATCATCTAAAGGAACACTTTCACGAGTGGAAAGCCAGACATTGGCGATATCGAGAAGATACTCTAAGGTGGTATCGTAAGTTGTCTCACTTTGTGGTATTTCCAAGAGACGTTTCACATTAGCTAATTCTCCATACATTATACACCACTTATCCACACCCTAACTGCATCCTTGAAGTATTCTCTTATTTTTGGTTCCACTTCTCGCACTGTCTTTTCGAGATATTCTGTATGAGGTCCCATGCCACCAAGTCGAGCCCATTTACGAAGAGGAGCTGTTTCTTTAGTCATGCCCTTCTTCACTATCGTAAGAGCTTTCTTCTTTACGGGAAATATCATTCTTCCGCCTGCTCTCCCGTAGGTGTAATAATAAGCGTGGGGACAAATGTTAGTATCTATGTAAACTCTACCACCATACACGTTAGGACGGTCTTCCCTTTTGGAGAAGATGGCATTCTTCATACGAGGCTCACCGGGATGAGCTTCTCTTGCTGGTCTCCATCCAACAGGACAATTCCTCCTCAAGGTATGTAACATCAACGTGAGAGAGTTCTCTTTAGCAACATATAAATGAGAAGGTAACTGATTAAGCCGTTTCAGTATAGTCAATTCCGAAGTCCTAAATTGAATGCTTGGAACTATCATGGAGGATAATCCAATCTGCCACCAACTAAAATTCGTCTTGGATGATAACCATCAGGGAAGGACAGCCCTGCCCATTTATATTCCCAGTCGGAAACGGCATCCCTATCTATCGAGCCTCTGTTAATGACTTCAAAATAGTCCTTATGCCAGTGTTTCTTACTCCACATTGTTAATACCCTCTGCTACAAAGGAATGCACCTACGCCGAACACTGTTGGGAATACCTTCATGAGGATTTCCCATAATTCAGCATTAGTCTTCAGCTCCATAAGAACAGCAGCCCAAACTCCCATTACTCCGATTATAAGTAATGTTAGTCCTATCATGTTATCACCGAAAGAAAGAAGAATAGAAGTATAAAAACACGTTTATAGCAGACTCGCTATATCACCGAATTCGATAGCATCAGCAAAGAATGTCTTGGCACACACCCTCATGGTTATCTTCAGGTTCCTGAGGTCGTTGAGAGGATCTTCATATCGCTCTACTGCTATATCGCTTCTCATGCCTATCCCACCAGCCATCCTGCTATCAAGGATACAGATGTGAGCATTGGTATCGGTTCCACCCCAAGTTAGGGAATCACCAGTCACGCTCTTCGATAATACGTATGGTTTCAGACCGACTATTGGTCTGCCTATGTCCTTAGTCCTGAAAACCTCTGGGACACCAGTCTTCTGATAACCAGTTGTGCCAGTTGTATTAGCCACTTTGGATTCGCCCACCATGTATTTGAGTATCTCAGCCTCAGCCTCTGGCGTCATTATGATAGTGTCTGGCTCAAATTTGTTACCTCGCATTGTCTTTATCATCTCTACTATTCTGTCTATGATGCAAACGTTATCTGTGCTTTCAATTGTGCTCTTAGCGTCTAACAGCGCCTTCATAGCTACATCGTTCAGCCTGTTCTCTGCTCGACGACCTTCATTGTGAACTAATAGCTCTATGATATCGAATTCTTCCTCTTCTATGAGTTCCTCTGGTATGCCTACCTTCTCACCGTATTTCTGTGCTACAAATGTTACATCACTCTTGAACTTGACATCGGGACCCTCAGGTAGAGACGAACCCGGTGCTACGAGAGGAAGCATACCTGTGGGAGCATCTGTGAGGACAAACCTCAGTTCGTTTTTCTTCATTCTGTAAATCGGAAGGACATCTCGCATACAGAGGACTTCCTCTGCACCTCTGAGTATCTCCTTATACAATTCTTCCCGAACGAGGTGTTCGGCACTTATGTTGTAAGCTTGCATTAACTCGTGTGTGCCCTTGCTGAGTCTCTTCATCCAGTAAGACCTCTCATTCGCATTATCACCAGCCTTTACAACCCGGAGTAAATTCGCTAAATCTCCCATTTCTCCTTACCTATTTAATTTAAAATAGAGGTATCTATTTCGTGAGGAGTAACCTCACTCTACCAGTCGAACCTGCACCTATGTCTTCAAGAGCCTGACCGACCGCCCAAGTGTTATCACTGGAGTTGTATGGCTCAACTTGACCTGCATTACTTTCATTAAGCTGCACCAGCTGACCAGCATTAACCGCACTTACCGATCTCACCCTCACTATCGAGGGAGGAATTGCGACTGGCACTGGGTCATCCTGCTCTACTGAATCTACTGCTACCCCAACAGGAACTGTATCATAACCGTCCTGATAAGTGGGAGAGACAGTCATGTCAGCAGGGGAAGCACTCACATCGTAGCCTACCACCTGCCCAGCCTCTATATCCGCACCGGCTATAAAAGTTACAATAACCGGTGCTCCAGCCACAACGTCTTCTACTTCAGCCATTTCATTTACCTCATTATCAAGGTTTTAACATAGAAATCTTACTACATGCACATATTTGAGTTTAGAGAGAATTTTGTATCGGGTAGGTAGAATTTATCATGCTCAACGATAAAATTTTGCTCAGCCTCAAATATGTGCAAATAGTGGAAAATTTAGGTTAGATTATAGAGGTATTTTCTAAGGTCGAGATATTGTGCCACCCTCTACTACGATGTCAGAGACATACTGGGAAGTATCCGTTGGAGTCGAGTCATCTTTGTTTTCTTCAGGAGCAGGTTGCGCACTCAAATCCTCCAGCTTCTTCTGGAGTTCATCAACGGTCTTCTTTAACTCCTCTATCTGGGACTTCTGCTCCTCAATTACTTTGTCCTTCTCATTGGACTTCGTGCTATCAGTCTGGGATGGTACCTGAGTTGTATCTACCATCTCCGGCACAACAAAGAACGGTATCATGGGAGCCTCCGCCGCATCCGTATCGAGGTTCTTCTTGCTGCTTGGCATTGGATATTTCGCATACGGGTAAACAGCGTAGGGATACGTAGCATACGGATACTTCGCTGCCTTCGGTAATGGATACTTACCCGAAAGGACACCCTGCCAGAATGTCTTCAGTTCATCTCTTACTATCTTAATGACATCTTCCTTCGTAAGAGCTTTCTCCTCTTCACTGTTCTGCTCTTCTGATTTCTGTTCCTCAGTGTTCTCCTCTGTCTCGTTTTCCAACTCTTCAAAGAATTTCTCAAACTCTTCCTCTTGTGTTGCCATATCTCTTTTTTCCTCTTATTTAAATATATAATTATCGAACTAAGTCTATTCTTATTGCACTCACGTAATATTCACGCTCACCATCATCACTTGTCATCTTCTCATCGTATATCGAAACAGCACTTATGGTAAACTGGCTCAATCGCTGTGCCATTAATGCTACATCTACTGCCTTCTTGACGTTTTTGCCTCTTGCAAGAATACTCACGCTCTGGGAATCACCCAGAGCTCTTAAATAATTATCGTAAGGTTTATCACCGATGTATAACTCTCGCATCTCGTCCATCCTTCTTCCTAAAAGCTTATCGGTATAATTATTGCGCAGGCTTAAATATACATAAGGGATTAGCTGGATTCCTCGTGAAGCTCAACTCAAGGAATCTTGCTTTGGTTATCTTTCGCCAGCACCTATTCTTATCGCATACCTTCTCTGTGCATTCCTCTACTCCGCCTGGATACTCTATGTGAATTGAGAAACTCTTGATGCGCTCATCTTCATCGTCTGAGTGAATCGCTTCCCACACTCTTCGAGCTGCCTCTATGTCTTTCCTGAGCTTCACTATCACAAAGAAGCCTCTATCATCCACGTGAGTCTTTAGTCCATTCCACTCAGGGAGTATCTCACCAACTTGAACACCACCATGCTCATTCATGACGTTCCAGTATTTCTTAGGAGTCTTCTGCATCTCTTCCCACATGCCCTTGAGAGCTTCAATAGTGATTTCATCACCCTCGAGATCAACTGCATCAATAGAACCGTAACCGTAAACTATCCATTCGCCGTTTGTCGCTGACTTTAAGAGTTCCATCTCATGGATTTGCTTGTCCTCATTAGGAACTATCGCTAAGTGGTATAATAGCATGTGATTAGTATAGGGTCCATAATTATTAAACGTTATATGCAGATACTTAGGTGTCTCATCATAGGGAATCTTGAAGTAATCTGCAAAGGCTCGATATAATCGGAATAACAATGCTTCTTTTTGAGGCTCTGACAGGTCCTCTCCCCGTATCACCAAATCCACGTCATTTCCTCTGCCATGCACTGCTACTCCTCCGACCAAATATATAA